GGAGAACCACCACCACCAATAAAATTTGCCAGTTTAAGCGGAGTAACAATTCTTGAATCATCTACACCTGCATCTGTTTCTGCTTGGGTTGCAATTTCTGCAATACCTTGCTGGGTTTCTGTTGCTGGAGGAACCGCACCTACTACTATACCTTGGATAACTGTTGCCACATCATTGCTTAGAGGAACTATTGCACCTGCTGGAGCGTTACCGTTTTGAAGCTCACTTAGAGTTGCAAGTTGAACGCTACCAAATGTATCAGTTGTTGCTTCAACATCACCACCTGCTGACCAATCTTGTCCATTATAGACATAAAGAACAGGAGGAGATTCAGCCGTATCAAAATACATCTGACCGAGTTGCCCTTTGAAAGATTCGGGTGGCGCTCCCACTCCACTGATTGCACCTTGAGGGACACTAATAAGACCACCAAATCCATAAGCTATAGGCATAACATACTCCTTTTAAGATACATCCGTTTAAAAATTCAATATGAGACAAATCTTTTATTTTTAAAACATTTATTTTTATGAATTAACAAGTTGCACAAAATACACAAAATATGATATTTTAAGTTTTTAAGAATGAATGAAAACATGAAAGAAAAAAAAATGAGTCTTTTGACAGTAGTTGAGTTTTCAAAGTTACTAAATGTGCATCCGAATACAGTTCGCAATGCAATTAGATATGGAAGAATTCAGGCCATTAGAATTGGAACAGGAAAGAGATCATCTTACAGAATATCTGAGACTGAACTTGAGAGAATGTATATGTTTGATGCTTCACAACTTATAGAAAATATTATTAGCGAAAGGACAAAATAAATGGACACACAAACTTTAATAGCAATTATGGGGAGTACATTCGCTATCATTTTCTCTATGTCTGGGCTATTTCTCTGGGTTAGATCTGAAGCAAATAATGATAGGCGTGAAACAAGAGATATTCAAAGAGAAGATAGAAAAGATCTACTTCAGATTAGTAGAAACTTAGAGTTTATTTTGAAAGGTATCCAAGATGAAATGAAAGATTTTCATGGAAGATTGTGTTCTATAGAAGAAAAGAATAGGAGATAAAATGTTTGTATTTTTGGCGGCATTTATTTTTCCTTTTATCTTCGCGTTTGTATTTAGAGATTAGATAACATTTCTTTAAGTTCTTCCTCAGTGACTTTTTTAAGCAATTTGGAAGCCTCGAGATCAGAATCTTTAATTTGATTACTAAACGCCTCTGTCAATTTTTTCATTATTGCATATTTATTTTCATTTGCAGCAGTAACCATTTTCTTGGATATCTGCTGAAGTCTAGGATTCAATAACATTTCTCTTGCTAAATGCCTACCCGCCTGTTCTCCTAAAACACCCACTAAAGGAGTAAAATTTCCGGTTATTAAACCAGAAACAACTGATCCTCCAGTTCCAATATAACTAGCTGCATCAATTATATTAGAGGCGATAGATGGTTTCAACTTTTTAGCTATTGGATGATATTTCGTATATAAAGAATTCACCATCTCAAAATCTGATCCCAATTCAGGTGAAATAGAATACAAAGCTTCTTTTATTGGTTCTTTTAGAATTCCTAAAGCCTTTTTGTCCTTGGAAAAGTAGGAGTTTATATCCTTATGAAGATTCATAAGAGATTTTCCGGTAATTTTATTATTCAAAAGATCATTTAGGTCTGCTTGAATCTTACCTCTTAATTCACTAGGAAGATCAATTAACTTTTCTGAGATTGAATCGATAAATTTATCTCTTGCTTTTTCTCCCATTCCTCGGGAAGCTACTTCCGATTCTTGTATTCCAGAATAAATGTTTCCTATGCCTTTTTTTGAACTTTCTAAAGCACGCTCTGTTCTTCCTGTTTTAGGAGATATTTTTGAAAGCCACTTTTGTTTGAATTCCGATTGAATTAAAGGAGTGATCTGATCATCGGTCATTCCCATTTTTTTTCCAAAATCGATAATCTTCTTATTTGAACCTGATGAGAGAAGTTTTTTAGTCACATCGGGTCCGATAAAGGCTGTTAGTTCAGCAGCGGATTGAGCCCACTCAGGTAATCCTAAAGACTTAGCTCCTTCCCCTAAGAATCCAGCTGCAATAGATCTTGGCAACATATTAATTTGAGAACCAGGAAAAGAAGTTACCGAAGGCGCTTCTTTTAAACCCCTTCTAATAGATCTTTGAGTAAATCCTTCTTCTGTAGGAAGAAGTTTATCAAGAGATTCAGTTTGTTCTTCTAACTGTTCTTCTGAAGACTTACCAAGTTGTATTTTTCCGTTTTTCTTTGTGATAAAATCTTGAGTAGGCCCCATTAAAGTTCCAAGCCGTCCTAAACCTTCTACAGTACCTTTAACAATTGTTTTTGCATAGTCTTTTATGTCGTTAAGGAATGACTTTTCTTTAGGTTGTGGAGCTCTTTTTGCTATTTCAAAATAACCTTCTTTACCTTCAGGAACATCTTCTTCTATTAAATCAAATATAGTTTCACGCATGTTATAACTCTTGTCTAAATTCTCTAGGACGCTGTTCGTATGATTTGAATTCTTCTAAAGTTGGAATAGAATAACCATTCTTCTGTGCTACTGAAAGTGCATTATCTCCAAACTTGTCTTTATATAATTTTGCCATAGCTAGTGTAAGAGGAGTTCCTTTAACAACATTTTTACCTACTTGTTTTTTCAAACCACCTAAACCTTTTTCCACTTCCTCAATTTCTTTGAGACGATAATTAGTCCTGTTGAAAATATGATTCTCCATTGGTTTTGTGGCACTTCGAGCTCTTTTTGCTATATCTTTTCTTTCAAAACCAAAATTTTTCATATCTTCTTCAGCTAACCTATCAAATTCATTGACATAAGCTTGATTTAAGGCAACTTCTCCCTCTAACATTTCCTGAGAGCTCAAATTCGCCTCTTCTGATTGACCTACTTTTGCCATCATTGAATTTAGTCTTTGTTCAAACCATTTGTTTTGGGCCCTAGAACTGACTCTAGACATGTTTCCCAGAAGATTCTCTTTCGCAGCTGTAACAAGTTGAGCTCCTTTAGCCGTTTGTAATTCAGGAATTCCTAATCTTTCACCAAGATTTGCTAAAGAAAAAGCTCCGACATCACCAGACTCAACAGCTGACCTTGCAAAGTCTAATGATGCTTCTAATTTAGGAAGAGAACTTCTTAAACCTTCAACTTCTTCTATTGCTTTTTTAGCAAATTCAGAATGGAATTTTCTGTCAGATTCAAATTGACCTCTTTCCTGTTTTTGTTGCTCTCTTTTCTCTCTTAAAGCTACATCTTTAGCCTGTGCAATAGCTCTTCCAACATTTGGATCAATTGCAGATGCTTGAGCAATTTGTTCATCTGAAATCTGCGTAGGATCAAAACCACCTCGTTGTTGATTTGATTGACCTTGATCTTCATTCATTCCAGATTCGGATCTATTACCCCCAAAAACATTACCTAGAAACTCTTGTTTTTTATTAAGAAGATTTTCTTTCATTTGACCTTGAAGTGCGTACTTAACAGCTTCCTGTCTTAACTTAGGATCTTGAATTCCTGTTAGATCAATACCAAGTCTTTTAGAGGCCTCATTTTCTTGTTGCATCAGTTTTTTTTGTTCGCTAGATCTCATAAGATCAGAAGCTATATCCAAACCTCTGCCCACTCCTAAATTTAACTTCTGTGCAAATGTAGGTTTCTCTTGTCGATTTGTGCGATGAACATTAATCATAAATACCTCTAAATATTAAAATCCTGAGCCAATTCCATATCCCAATTGAGAACCAGCTAATGCCCCACTTGGGCCACCTGCAAGAAACCCTCCTAAACCTCCAACTCCGGCTCCAATTAATCCACCCCATCCAGAAGAATTATTCTTTTGAGGCTTCTCAAACAGGTCTCTTTCATATGGCCTATTGCCCAGTAAATCTTGACTCATAGCATGAAGGTCTCTAAGTGCCTGTCTGGAATAATCCTGTCTTTTGGATTGAAGATCTTGGGCAAAATTTGATGCTGCTTGGTTTGCTGAGTTTTGAAATCCACTACTTTTTCTAGCCCCCATCCCCATTCCACTAAATCTTGATGCTAGATTTCCTTGTAGAGCATTAAATTGACGAAGAGCTGGAGCTTCCATTTGATCATATGCCCCTTCCTCTCCTTGAGATAGTTGAGATAAAAAACTATCAGGACCTACATTAGAGAAAAGCTGTTTAAAAAGATCAAGTTGCTCAGGAGTATATTGTTGGAGTTGCCCTGCTTCATACCCTTTTGGGATTCTATCACCAGAACCGCCACCTCTTTGACCTTTTAATCTTGAAGTAGCTTCCCCTAACATGCCCTGAAAACCTTTTGATCCACCCATAGAATTCATATAAACCTCTCTTTTTCAATAATATATAGCAAATTAGGGTTGTGATAGCCACTCTAATAATACAAATCCGCGTGTTAAATTTGGAGACCCAACTCCGGTTATGAATTGAACCTGCGTTGGCGTTACATAAATTCCAACACTTGCTGTTCCTGTATTGTAAAATGGAATTGGGAAATAATTAGCAGTTCCATCATATCCTATCGCTCTTATAACAGTAAAAGTAGAGATATTGGAAAAGTCTAAACCATGATTAAAAGCCGCATATGAAGTAATATTATAAACCTGTCTGAATGACTGCTGCCTTCGATTCCCTTGCAAAAACCAAGACTCACCAGTAATTGCAGGTCTATTAGTTGGAAAGATTCCAATAGTGCGGAAATTTACTGCATTAGCTGTATCAACGTAAGCTTTATCGCACTCTTTGGACAATTGCACTATTTCTTCTGGAAAGTCTCTGGTGGTCCTTAAAAACGCTACCTGATTGACTACATTATTCATATTACCTTTAAGCTAAATTCATAGATGGACTTACATCAAGTATAATTCCCATAAGTTCTATTTCTGCTGTTTGATCAATTGGAACCACCACCTGCAATGTTCCGCCTGAAATATATGCAGTAAAAGCTGTGGAGTCTACACCAATCACAATGAATGCTGGGTCTGTTTCTAGAACTAAGTAATCATTTCCATTAAGTTCAGTCATCCCTACAACATCTTCTATTCTAACAAGACTATTTACATCGAAGTTTGCTGTTGTTGTAATAGTGGTTGTTGAGCCAGCAGTAATTCCGGTTATGACGCCAGCTTCTACATCGGGATCAAAACTCAAGGTCATCATCTGAGGATCTGATAAAGAGAATCCTACCTGAACAGTATCACCAAGTAGAGATGTATTTACCCGATGCCATATCTGAGATTGAGAATTAGCTGTTATCATATTCAAATTTGTATTAGCTGGAGTCAGACCTAAATTTGAAGATTCAGGACATGTAAATAAAATCGTAGAAAAGATTAACGTATTATTGATCGAATGATCACTTGGGACAATAGGTGAATTATTCCATGCATTGTCAGGATCTTGACTTAGATAAATTAGCAGCGTTATCTGCGAATTATCCGTTCTGGTCAATAAGTATTGCTGAGGTCCAAGACGAGTCTTTCTAGCCATTTCCCAAGCAACAGGAAATTGTTTTGTTTGAATAAACGGCACATAAAATCTTTGAATCTGACCCATTCCAAAATATGTACCAGTTCCTATATCTGCATTCAGATCAAATGTATTTACAGAAGTAAGACCTATAGAAAATACTCTACTATTTATTGCTGATCCTATAGTTCCTAAAGCCCCAGTAATGTAAATATAGTCGCCTACAACTAAACCATGATTTGGAGATGTGATTGTACTTCCTGATATACTTTGGATATAGATAGAAACAGATTCATCGGTTCCATCATCTCTAAAAACGATATATCCTTGTTGATTACCACCAATTACTTTCTGTTGGAGTGCTGTAGATGAGCCCGAGTTCCAAGGAGCATCCCATTCAGCCCATGTTCCATATCTTCTTCCAACTGTAGCCCAGGTTAGGTTTGAGTTTATTCTGAATGCGCCATATGTGGTGTAACATTCTTTGAATAAAGCCCAAGAATCATCTCTGTAGTTATATTGCAACGTAGTATCTGGGAACACATAACTAGATTCATCGCTTGGATATGTAAAATAAATCCATTCATTTATATAATCTCTTTGAGAGCAAAATCTTTCACTTCCATTATCTCTCAAACTAATCTCAAACACTTCATCAGGTATCTGTGGATCAATTCTAAGAGCGTTTGTTTGACTTGTAATTATATAACCTCTTGTTCCTCTAGAAATCACGCCAAGATCTGTATTAATCGCTGAAAAAGTACTTCCAGAACCAAGCTCTGAGTTGATTGTGAAAAAGTTAAATGGAATAATATCGTTACCAGTGTAGACCATCCGAGCTTGTAAAGTGTTAAACCCAACTACCAATACGTCTCCAACAGAAGAAGCCGTACAAATCATTTGACTTACACCGGCACTTAAAAACCCTCCAAAACCAGTCTGATCTTCAAAATAAGCTGATGGAGTCGCTGTCTGGTTTATTGGAACTAAAATTTCATGAAAGACAGTAGTTGGTAAATCAACATCTCCTGTGAATGATGCAGTATAAAAGGGGGTTCCATTTTGGCTATATACCACTGTATCCGGAAGATAGATAGGTATAGAAGTAGATGACTGAACAACCACTCCCATAAATACAAGTCGGTCTTTGAATGGAACAATAAGCCTAGCTCCAACTAGATAATATATAGCTTCAGGAAGCTCGGCGACTGAGAAATTTGATTGCGATAAAGGTGGCATAAAATTAACCCATCCCTTTCCTAACTGAAATACTCCATTCACATCTATAGGGTCACCATCAAACCATCTTATGCAGTCTTTTGTTACATCAGATCTATTGGTTAAATATTGAGCGATCCCTCCGGTTCCATTCGTTGCGATCGTGGCATTTGGGAATTCTACAATAACATTATTCGCATCTGTAACTGTTATCACATAACCTGTTTGAAAATTTATCCCTGTGGTTGTGACAACTTCATTTACGAATACAAAATCACCTACAACTAAACCATGACCTGTAATTTGTAAATTAGCTATGGCTGGTGGTCCACCCATTATCACTGTAACAGCTACGATTGGTTTAAATTGCATCCCAATATTTGTGACATCAAACGGTATATTTATTCCATTTGTAGCCCAAAGAGCTCCCTGATAATTGGCAGTATAAAATTGCTGATAATTTTCTCCATTCCATGTTGCTTGAGTCCATAAAGTTTTCTGAATGTATCCTGGATAAGTACCTGAAGCCACATTTTTAAAAAAACTAACATCATATATTTCGAAGGGACTATCTGTCAGAATATTATAAGAATAGACAGTATCAAACGCTAATGTTCCCGGGAATTGACTACTTGTTAAGTCTAAGTCTTCAAGTCCCATTACAGGTAAATCTGGATTATAATTAAAAATTACAGAAATGACACTCCCCGCTTCTCCAACACCTAGATCTATGACACCTGATGAATAATTAATAGTACCTGAAGGACTTAATGTCCCATCCATTGCAGGATCGGTATAAATAACAGTAGAAGATGATGTAATTGTAACGCTTCCAGGAACTATACTTGCATTTGTCTGAAGACCAAATCCTGATAGTATATTCGCAACACCAGATCCATTTAAATTTATTGCTGTTACAGAAGAACCGAATGAAGAAATCAGAGATTTGAATAGACGATTCAATCTACCAAGAATTGAAGTTCCTCTTTTTCTTTTGACCCTTCCTCTCCATTGATAGGCGTTTTTTAAAACAGGAAAAGAATCATTATCAATCATAAATGGAGGCCTATCGTTTCTTAAACCACGATTTATTTGACCTATTAAGATTTTCTCTCCCATTTTATTTACCTATTGCCATCCAGAAAAATCCTGTTTGGGAAGATGCTCTATCAGCTTGATACCATGTAAATCCAGTTGTGCTTACAGGAGGCGTGTTTAATACATAATCTGATGACGCATGATTACTTGATGAACTTACTGTAGGTGTTAACTGAACATTATAGCAGGCAGTCGTAAATGCCGAAGGAAAAACTACGGAACCCGTAGATGACGCGCTCACAACTATTCCCCATTGAAACTTTATTCCTGTAGCTGTCGTAAAATAACCATTTGCCGCAGCCGAATCCGCATTTATTAATTGATATGTGGCTGCTGCGTTTTTCCAAAAAGGATAAGATTGACCACTAGCTAAATTCCCAAAAAAAACTGCATTGGCTCCAGCAGGAATTGCTGGATTTGCAGTATTTGTTAATGTGACCTTTCTATGAGTTCCCCCATTAGTTTGTCTAAAGCCGAAATGATCTACATCTACTATAAGAAAAGTAGAATTATTATTGTTTTGCATTAGAGGCTGATCATCTGAAGGATCATTTCCTGATGCAGGAATACTTGGATTAAATGGGAAAGTAGTCATGTAGAAGATCCTCCGGTCTGGTATCCACCATAATAGGTATTTAAACCCATTCCTTGGCTGTAAATTGTATCTGTTCTGTTATTTGTCCATTGTCTTTGACTCCTCTTCCAAACAAGAAGTTCTTGTTCTCTAAATAGAGGCTCATAAAACTGAAACTGTTCTACATCTCCAGTATCTGATAATATCTTTCTGGCAGCTCCTCTTGCGATGTATTCAGACATATATCCAAATGGAACGGCAGAACTTGTATTTAAAAAGGCTGCTGGAGACAAGTAAGCATCAAGTTCAACAAGGTATTGCGTATCCGGAACGTTACGTAATGTCAAGGTGTTATTATAATACAGTATTGACCTTGGAAGTCCTGTTTGAAAAAGATAACATTGAACACTAATATTTGCTCCAGCAGGTACAACAACAGGGAATGTAACATTTATTTCACCAGTTAAATAATTTATCGTGTTCGATGTAGTTGAATACCCACCAGCTAGGGCAGCATACCCAAATGGAGCAGTTCCTGGCTGCATTAACAATCCATAATTGAAATTGTTTGTCAAAAACTGTCCGCTATCCGTTACAACAATATTGCTTCCATCAGCCGCTGTAGCTGTTATATAAACTTGTGGTAGAATACTTGTAGATGGGATATTCATATTTAATGTAGTACCAAAAGGTGGATCTACATTATTTCCTGTAGCTATGACACCAGATATATCAACATGTCCTCTTAGAATGCCCTGCAAGGGAGGATTCAAAGGAACAGGTTGAACATTTGCTATTATAGGTAATGAAAAATTATATGTAGACCCTCCGTTTCCTACTGCAACTTGATTACTCTGAAGAATATTTGGGTAAAAGTTGAAAAAAGAATTCTTCTGAGTCTGTAAACTTACTGGAACACCATTGATATAACAGGGATTTAAAAACCCTTGATACACAGGATAAAAATTAATACTTTGAGTAGGATCTGAACCTTCCAATTGAACATCGTAAAGAGGCATATTATACTGATCTACTCCAGGAACTGTCTGAAAAGCATATTTGGTTTTCAAATCAAATAACTGAAGCCTCGCATCCATATCCATAATCCAAAATCGATTTATGTAATCAATAATCAAATTATCTGTTATGAGTGCATTGGAAGGGCTCTTTATAATCCTTCGAATATATGTTATGATGTCGCTTAGTAGATTCATATTTTCCTAAAATGTAGTTGAACCACTGAAAACTGATCTTCTTGAGTTAACAGGGATTGCATCTAGCCTTGCTATAGTAGTATCTGCTGCCATAGTTCCAAAATATTGACCCATTCCATCCGTTCCAGCAGATCTATTTTCTTGCATCGTCAGTCTATGATAAAACTTACGCTTAATTTGCTCTGCAAGATATCTTGGAGCCCATATAGGTTTATTGGTTGGGACTTTCCAAAATTCAGCAGGCATTCCAGCAAATGGTTTGGTCCATATCTCTATTGCTTCACCGATAATTTCTTTATTTTCTGCAATGAAATGAACATATTCTTTAGCAAAATTATATTGCTCTCGATAGTCTTCATTAAACTTTTCCCTGCTACCTATCGTTTTATGAGGCTTAAGGTATATATCTTTTGAATTTGCAATCTCTTTTTGAGATAATTTAGTCTGCGGTTCTACTTCGTCTTTTGGTGTTGCATTAAGCCTATCTAAAGTCAAATCTTTAACATTTTCATCAAATGCTTCAAATTCTGCCGCAGCTTTATTCAATTCTTGTTCTGCTAATGAGCCAGATGATTTTGGTCTTCCTGCCATAATAACCTCAGTTGGGTGATATATTTATATAAGATCCAGGTACATACGTTAAAAAAGAATTTATACCATTACTATTTATTTGCCCACTATTGATATCACCAATTGCTAAAATTTGTGCAGGAGTTCTTGCACTTGAAGCTATATAAGGATCGACATTTTGCGAGGAATCTATATTTACATTCACTTGATTTGAGGCTGGAATAGTGATCACATATCCTTTTATTTCATTTAACTGTATACAACCAAAACTTGAGGGAATAAGTAATCTTACCTCTTGGCCAATCACATAATTATGGTCTACAGATGTTGTCACAACAGTTGTTTGTCCTAATGTTACATTTGAAATAACAAATCTACTAGGCTGATAAAACTGTGCTTGAATTGGAAAGTTTTGGTATGGAGGGATAGGGTATGAAATTACAGTTCCGACTGATGTCATGTTACCTCTGAATATATTTTAGATCATATTCCTGAGCTCAGGAATATGATCTAAGGATAGGTACAAAATGTCCCCACCCTTTATTTTTATTATGGATTTGAATAGTCATGCAAATAAGCATGCCAAATAATCAAATCACCAGCAGTTCCTGCAAGAATAGAAGACGTAGCTAATGTTCCAGCTCCAATACCAACTATAAATCCTTGAGAAGTGTTGTTAACGAATGCGCCTTTGATAGCAGGTCCGTTAATTGTACTTACAAGAGTTGTACCAATTGGAGAATACTGAGGTGCAGGATAGAGGACTGATCCACTTGAAATCGAAACACCACCAGTATTTACATCACCAACAGCCACAATCTGAGGATAAGAGAGCCCTGGGACACTCGCCACAGTTGGGTTGCTAGTAAATGATGAATAAGCGCTAGAATCTATATTTACGACAACTGTGTTGTAATCTGTTACCGCGATCACATAACCATAGACTGGAGAGCCTGGAGTTAATAGGTTTGGTAAAGAATTCAACTGCACTGTACCCCATTGTGATGGAATACGGAATGCCACTTCTTGTCCTACAACAAAGTTGTGAGCAGAAGTTGTATCAATTGTTGTAGTTGCACCAGTCGTAATTGCACTGATAAATGTTTGACCTGGGAAGTAAAGATAAGGGTAAAGAACCTTCTTAACTCTAGGTGTTCCAGTTGTACCAACACTTATTGCAGTATAATTAGATTGGTTTGTATTCCAAGGAATAGTGAAGGTTGTCAAACCAGTCACTGTAACTGTGAATGGGATACCGTTAATTTGCGGCATACCAGTTGTTGAAGTTTCGAATAATCCTTCGAAAATTACAACATCACCACTTGTTAAACCATGGTTTGTAGCGGTTGTAACAGCAGCTGGACTATTTTTTGACAATACAGTAACTGTAAGTGTCGGTCCAAACTGAAGTAACTGACCAGCTGCAAATGTGCTAATACCGTTTGCTGCTACTGTATCGTATTGCAATACAGAAGGAGTAGCTCCCACATAAACTTCTTCCATAGCAGTTCCCTGTCCCATGTAAGCATCCCACCATGCGTGTGGTACTTTGTTTTGTGCTGCAGCTCCAGTAATTGCTGTTCCTGCTGCTGTAAAGTTAAACAACTCTACATAATCAGGCTGGAAAGGCAAATTAACAATTTGCGCTCCACCAGTAGAAGTAAATTTACCTCTAGCTAATTTTGAGTATTCAGCCATATTATACCCCCAAATTGCTTAAGCGAGTGCATAATAGATTTCTTATAGCTGTATCTTGCGTAATAGCTTGAGCTTGGGCAAATTTAACTGCCAAAGTAGCGTTTTGCGCTAGCATTCCAGAATAATAAGGATCTCTATAAATCAAATTCATGGAATATCCATCTTGATCTATATGGGTCACTGCCTGTTTTCCTAATACAGTGTTGTAATACACATCATTAGATACACCAACGTTATTTATCGCAGCATTTCTAGCTACAGGAGCTTCTGAAGATGTAAGGACTCTGATATTAAAAGCAGATCCAAACTCAGAAGGAAGCGCGCTAGCATTTGTCGGATAATTCCACTGGTTTAAGAAACCAGAACCAACCAAAGAATCGAAATCGGACTGTAGTTCTGTAGAAGAAAGCATAAAATATGCACTTCTTACAGGACCTGTTCCGAATCTATCCATACCTTCAATACCTGACATAAATTTGTAGGCATTGTTAGTGTCAAGAGTTGTAGCTACTAATGAAAAATCTGACATACCTAAGTTTGTCGGATTGAATCCATTAGATCCACCACCTGCATTAATTTCTGACGCAGCTGAAACTATATAGTCTCTTAAGATCAAATCTTCAGCTTGTCTCATCGCAACTGCAAGTCTTTCAGAAACCCAAGCAAGTACACCTTCTTGGTCTTGTAAAATAACTTGTTCGTTAATGATACAACCAGTACCAAAGAATGCCATTTGAGCATCAATTATATCTCTTTGTGGCACCTGAGCTGGAGGATCAATACCGCTATTACCCAACTGGATTGTTGGGGGAACTAAGGCTCGTGGCCTCATAAATCTGCAAGTAGTTCCGCCGTTTGTTGGCATAGAAACTTTATCGCAGACAGTAATGTAATTCATTGTAGGAGTTGGAACATATAACATCGCAGGAGCTAAACTCTGCAAAATCATAGGACCAAGATTTCCTGTGGTCGTAATCGACATAAAAACCTAAGGTCATAGGTTAATATGATATGAAGATCGGTAGACGAGCCTAGTTACGTCAGTTCTCGATCATATCTTTATGAAAGGTGCGATGCTTTCTAACGCTGATATCCATAACGGCAGGATTGGCGTAAATTTCTTTATATCAAAGATTTAAATATTGTGTAAATAAAAACTCCACTAAGAGAAATTGGAGAAACTCTTAATGGAGAATCCTTTCATGGAAAAGGTTTTTTGAACTTAGGTATTTTCTAAAATATAGGTGGAGTCGCATTTATCACATATTAAATATGCAGCGTTGTATGGTTCATTTTCCAAAACATATTCCAATTCCTGACCACACTTTTCACATAATCTATTATCCATATTCTTTATCCTTGTTGGGCTTGTAACCACAAAATGGGCAACATACTACTTCAATCGAAGAACAATAACCATCATCATATGCATCGCCATCTTCAATCTGCAATATAAGTTTTCCAATTTGACATCTGAATTCAATACAAGTCCATTCCCCATTTTTGGAGAATGAACATTTATGTTGGATTGGGCTTACAATAATTCCAATAGTACCATTATCTAGCATCCCCATTTCTGTTTTCATTCACACCTCTAAATTCTAAGACGTGCTTGAAGTTCTTTCATTTTATCATATGCATTCTTTTTACCAGAGGAACTGAAATCACCTGAATTCGAATAAGGAGCTGTACCCATTCCAGTAGGCTGGTAAAATGGACTCTTTCGATTGGCATCTATCTTTTCTTGAATTGATGGTTGTTTTTGCTCAGGCTTGTTTAATCCGAGCTCTTTTATGCTTTGATAAACAAGTTTTTGTCTTTCAAATCCATCTGGCATA